GCGCCGACGCGGCCGGCATCGTGACGCCGAAAACCCTCAGCGAGTGCGCCACAATCTCGTCGCGGCATTTGTCGTAGTCCTCGATCGGGACGATGGCATAGCCGCGCAGCTCGGCTCCGAACACAAGGGCGCCGCGCAAGAGGTCCAAGTGAAACGGCGGCTCGCCGTCGCGCCGATGCAGGTAGCAGCCGATTACCGTCGTCATTCAATCGCCTTCTGTCGCGATACCCAGGTGCTTGTTCAGGGCCGGATCCGATCCCGGCAACTCGACGCGCCGCAATACCGTCTTCGGCGGCGGCGGCTCAGGATCGATCGCTCCCTGTCGCCGCGCCAGATTGACCAGCTCGGCCCAGGCGACGATGTGCCGAGGCGGGTCGTAGTCCCGGTCGAACTTACGCTCGAACCGCGCCACCCGGGCTGCGATCTTTCGCAGGAAGCCCTTCCGCACCTCGGGGTTGTCCCGCAGCGCACGGTCGAACTGCGCAATCATATGGGCGCGGTGGGTCTCAAAGTGCAGCTCGTGCGGCCTCATCAGCCCTCCTCGATCGGCAGCTCTATGGCCCTCGCAACGCGCAACCGAGCGCGCTGCGCATGGTCTCGTGGGTGAAGGCGCACTCCGAGGTGTAGGGGAACTTGGCCAAGCGGGCCTGCAGCTTGGCTATCCTCCTCGCACCGGGCCCGGGCATGGATTGGGCTCGCTTCAGGTCGCGCCACGCTTGGCGAAGGTGTTGAGCGCGCGTCTTCGAGTCGGTCGCTCGCACGGCCTTCCTGACCGATGTCTCGGCTCGAAGCAGGAAACGCTCTTTGTTGGCGAACATCACCCCTCCGGCAGCTTGAAATAGTCCGCCGTCGTCTGCAGCCCGCAGCGAAGCACGGCCATCGCGTCGTCGGGTTTTCGCCACTTCGCCGCCTTGGCATAGGCGACGACGCCGATCCCGTCGAGGCACACCGCCATCAGGATCCGCGTGGCGACGGCCCCGAGCTCGGCGTGCAGCTCCTCGAGCTGCCACAGCGGGCCGGTGCTGCCGGCGATGCCGCCGCCGCTGCCCTGGTGCGTCGGCATGTCGTTGTAGCGCCCGGTCGTCCGCGGCAGGCTGGCTTGGTAGACGTGCCAAGTGTCCGCATAGCGCTTCCCCGCCAGCGCCTCGCGCTCGTTGATCGTCCGCCGCCGGTGGTAGAGCTGCAGCGGCGATATGATTCGGAAGCCGTGGAATTCGAGCGTGCGCTGCCCGTTGCGCAGCATGCCGCGGACGAGGTTGGGCACGATCACGCCGTTGCGCGAGCGCGCACTTCCAGCGGGACCATGATCGGCAGTCGTCGGCACGATGACCAGCGGCGGGACCGATTTCTTGCGTGGCATGCTCTGGCGCGAGGCAGCTCGGGCAGAGGTGTAGACCGGCGCGCGTTAAGACTCCGGTAAGGCGGTTACACCTACCCTCGCCGCTACATTGGGAAGAACGCCGCCCGAGATGGCGGGCGCTGGCCCCCGACCCCTCGGCCCAGCGCCCGCCAACCGGCCCGGCCCGGAACATTGCTATGTAACGGCAATAGGCGTATATTCAACGCGTTAGCGTGTTGGGTTCATCCGGTTTCGCTGTGGCGAACGACAACATCCGCCCCGAGGACCGCATCGAGCAGTTGCAGCTGCAGCTAAAAATGGTCTGTGACGCCATGTCACTCGTCCATGTCAGCCTGCGCGCGCTCATCATCGCCGTCGACCGGACCGTCGACCCCGAGGATTGGCGGCGGCTGTGCAGCGAGGAATCGCTTGATCTCGATGGGCTTTTCCATCGGCTGGGCTACACGCCGGTTGGCGCCAACGTGATCCAACTGAGGCCGAAGGGGACCGCATGATCCTCGACCGCCACAACGACCAGGCTCAGTGCTGGACCTGCGCGCTCTTCCTGCCGGACGCCGAGCGGGCCGAGACCGGCTTCTGCCGCGCCGCGCCGCCGCAGGTCATCGAGAGGGTCGTGCCCGGGCCGGTCAAAGGTTCGGCCAAGTCCGTGATCGGCGGCTACTTCCCGCCGGTCGGCGCCCGCTCCTGGTGCGGCTGCCATCGGCGCGATCCGCTGCGCACGCCCTTGACCGATGAGGCGGCCGCGCCCAAGAAGAGCACGCTCATCCTGCCGCCAGCAGCCAATGGTGCCGCATGAAGGTGACAAAGACCGCAGAATACACGCTCGGCAATGACGCTGGCGTCTTCGTCGACGAAGATGGCTTGCGGCTGCCGCTCGGCAGTCTCGGCGACGTGTTCTTCCCCGGGTTCCCGGCCGGCCAGAAGATCAGGGCCACGGTGACGGTCGAGCTGCTGGGGCCAGAGCCCAAGCCGGAGACCGCTGCCGAAGCTGCGCTGCGGTTGGCCGGCCACGCTGTCGGCAAGGCACTCGCGAGGGTTGCGAGGGGCGTTGGCTGACCCGATCTGCTTCGATTGCCGCCGCCCACTGAAGCGCGTAAAGGCCGGTTGGCGGTGCGTGCCCTGCGGCATGCGGCTGCCCCTGCGCAAGGTCGATGGAGAAACCGATGAAGTTCGCCGCCGATCCCGACGTCGTCGCCGAGACAATCGCGAAGAAGCGCGAGGGTGAGGCGCAGCCGACGCGCGATGGCGGCGCGATCCGGTTCGGGCTAAAGCCGGCCCCGCTCGCCAACAGCGATGTGCCGCCCGTCGACATGGCCGCGCCGAAGCTGAGCGAGGCCAACCTCGAGCCGGGAAGCATGATCGTCTCGGTCAGTGAAGCAGCAGACCCGGAGCAGTGGGGCGAGGGCCTCACCGAGATGACGCTCGAGGGTGCTCTCGTCAAGCTGAGCGCCCTGAGGCAGGACCCGGATTCCGTGTTGACCAGCACCGACCTGGCCGGCGGAACGAAGTTCACCGCCGTCGAGCGGCCACTCGGCTGGAAGCCCGCACCTGGCTGCGGTTGCGGCGATTGCCGGGCGTATCGCGCGCAGCATCTCCGCATGCTGGCGCCGCCGCCAACGGTCAACCCGAATGTCGCCGACATCGCGCGGCGCATCCTGCAGCAGGTGATCGACAGCAAGCCGTACAAGCCGACCTGCAACTGCGACGCATGCCGAAGCTATCGCTCGCAGAACCGTGGCCCGCTGATCGGCGAGTTCCTCTTGCGCGAGCAATGGGAGGCTGCGTCTGGGCTGATCGCCGCGGCGCTGGCGTGGTTCAACGGGAGTACCCGGGGCCCACTGTCGCCTGATGACATGCGCCTCTGTCAGGCCATCGACGACTACAAGCGGGCGTTCAACCGCACCTGACCATCCCAGCGGCTTCGGCCGCTTCATCCCACGGAGATCCCGTGCCAAAGAAGGACGCCAGCGGGGCGCTGACCCCGCTTGAGGAGAAGTTTGCCCAGCTCGTCGTGAGCGGCAGGAAGCTCGCCGACGCCTATGTCGAGGCCGGCTATGCCCGCCCGAAGACGCTGCAGGACCTGTGGAACAAGGCGAGCGGGCTCCGGGCCAAGCCGAACGTGGCCGCCCGCATCGCCCAACTGCGCGACGCCGCGGCCTCTCATGCCGCCATGGATCTGGCCTGGGTGCTGAAGCGCCTGCGCGAGAACGACGCCGACGCCGCCTCGGTGGGCGACTACCGCGCCTCGAACAGGGCGCTCGAGCTGATCGGCCGCCACCTCGGCATATTCGACGTCAAGAAGGCGCCCGACATCGCCGACCCGACGTCACTCACCGACGAGGACCTTGAAAGCATCATCCGCCGCAGCGGGGCCGCCGCCGCTGGACCCAGCGCTCGCCGCAAGGGAGCTGCTCAACCGCAGAAGGGCCCGACGAAGCACTGACGAATTCGCGCGCCGGGTTCTCTTCGTCGAGCCCGCGCGTCACCACCAGATGCTCAACCTCGCCCTCGACAAGGTCGAGCGCGGGGAGATCAAGCGGCTGATGGTGTTCATGCCGCCGGGGCACGCGAAGTCGACCTACGCCTCGAAGGCGTTCCCGGCGCGCTACCTGGGCAAGCATCCGGATCATCAGATCATCGCCGGATCGCACACCCGCGGTCTCGCCAAGGCGTTCGGCCGCGGCGTGCGCCACATCCTGAAGTCCCGGGAGTGGAGCTTCGGCGACGTCACGCTCTCGGCCGACAGCAGCGGCGACGGCGAGTGGCGCACGAACAAGGACGGCGGATATTTCGCGGTCGGCGCCGGCGGCGGCGTCCATGGACGGCGCGCCAACGGGGTCATCATCGACGACCCCTACCGCAACCGCAAGGACGCGGACAGCAAGACGATCCGCGAGGCGGTGCTGCAATGGTACAAGATCGACCTGCGCACCCGCCTGAAGCCGGACGGCTGGATCATCCTCATCCAGACGCGCTGGCGGCCGGACGACGTCTCGGGCTCGATCCTGCCGAAGACGTGGAGCGGCGAGACCGGCTGGGTGACGTCGACCGAGGGTGAGCGCTGGTACGTGCTCTGCCTGCCGGCGATCGCCGAGAAGAACGACCCGCTCGGCCGCAAGGTCGGCGAGCCGCTGTGGCCCGAGTATTACCGGCACGATCTGCTGATGGCGCAGAAGGGCGCCATGTCGGCGCGCGATTGGGACGCGCTCTACCAGCAGAAGCCGAAGCCCGACGAGGGCGCCATCATCAAGATCGGATGGTGGAACCCGTGGGGCGACCGCGAGATCGCGCTCTACGGCAAGGTGCCGCGCTGCGACATCCGCATGCTATCGGTCGATACCGCCTACACCGAGAAGGAGGAGGGCAGCTATAGCGCCGTCACCCTCTGGGGCCGCTGGCGCGACGAGAAGCGCCGGCCGAACGTCATCCTGCTCTACGCATGGCGCGACCGGCTCGAGCTGCCGGACCTCGTCGTCAAGCTGCAGGACCTGATCGGCCGGTTCAAGCCGAGCCGCATCGTCATCGAGAACAAGGCCGCGGGCCTGCCGGCGATGCAGGAGCTGCGCCGGCGCCTCACGGCCTGCCCGATCGTCGCGTTCGATCCGAGGGCCTGGGGCGACAAGGTCGCGCGCGGCTACGCGGTGCAGGGCGTGTTCGAGTCGGGCGCGGTGTGGACGCTCGATCGCGCCTGGGCCGGCATGGTCATCGAGGAATGCGCGGAATTCCCGCGCGGCGAGAACAACGACCTCTACGACACCGTGACGCAGGCGCTGCTGCACCTGCGCATGAACCGCACGGCGCTGCGCCTCGACGAAACCGACGAGCGCTACGAGGCCAAGCTGCGGCCGAAGGCACCGAAGAAACCTCTGTACGGAGTGGACTGATGGAAAGCGACGAGCGCCGCGACCCGCCGATGCTAACCCGCGACGACATCCTGCGGCAGGTCGCGCTGCAGATGGCGCTGGATCACCGGCATGCGGAGACCAAGTTCGGCGGCGCCGCTGCGGCGGCCGGCAACATCACCGCGACTGCGGCCGTCTTTCTGGCGTTCCTCAAGGGCGAATAGTGCCCCTCGGCCCCGACCGCCTGAGCATCGACGACCCGAGCGCCTATGGCGGCATCGCGCCGGCAACGGTCGGGATTGCGCCGTTGCCGCCGAGCAACGTCACCGAGCTCGGCGACGGCCGCGCCGTGGTGCGCTTCGGCGAGCAGCAGCCAGGCGGGCCGCCGCCCGAAGAGGCGGAGGTGCACGACGCCAACCTGGCACCCTACCTCGCCGAGGGCGATCTCCAGGCCTGGGCCACGGACCTGCTCGAAGGCATCGACCAGGACCTGCAGAGCCGTAAGGACTGGGAGCAGGATTACATCAAGGGTCTCAAGGTCCTCGGCCTGAAGATCCAGGAGACGCGCAGCGAGCCGTTCGACGGCGCCACGGCCGCCCGGCACCCGATGCTGCTGGAGGCGATCCTGCGCTACCAGGCGACCGCCTACGGCGAACTGCTGCCGGCCGAGGGGCCGGTCAAGACGCAGGTGATCGGCAAGTCGCACCCGCAGCTCGAGGAGGCTGCCGACCGCGTCCGCGAGGCGACCAACTTCTACCTGACGCAGACGGCGACCGAGTATTACCCCGACTTCGACCGCATGCTGTTCCACAAGGCGGCGATCGGGACGACCTTCAAGAAGGTCTATGACTGCCCGCTGCGCGGCCGTCCCGTGTCCGACTTCCTGCTCCCGGACGACGTCATCGTGAACTTCAACGCGTCGTCGATCGAGACGGCGCAACGCGTGACGAACCGCATCTGGATGCGCAAGTCCGACCTGATCCGACTCCAGTTGACGGGCTTCTTCCGCAAGGTCGAGCTGCAGCAGCCGAACGAGACGCCGACGCCGATCGCCACCGCTACGGCGGACCTGGAAGGCCGCAAGTCGCTGATCGTCACCGGCAAGGACGACCGGCACGAGCTGTACGAGGTGATCTGCGAGCGCGAGGTTCCCGGCTTCGAGCACCTCGACGCCGATGGCGAGCCGTCGGGCCTGCCGCTGCCCTGGGTCGTCACCCTCGACAGGCTCAGCCGCACCATCCTGCGCGTGCAGCGCGGCTGGGACGAGGAAGACGAGGACATGCGGCCGGCCGAGCTGTACGTCAAGTACGACTACGTCCCCGGCCCCGGCTTCTACTCGCTGGGCCTGATCCACATCGTCGGCAATCCGGAGATCGCGGCGACGCAGCTGCTGCGCATGCTGATCGACTCCGGCATGTACCGAAACTTCCCGGCGTGGCTACAGGCCGCGCACGTTACCGACGACAAGGACAGCCCGACGATGCGCATCGCGCCGGGCGAGGGGAAGACCATCGACACCGGCATGATGCCGATTCGCGACGCGGTCATGGAGCTGCCCTTCCGCGAGCCGTCGCCGATGCTGGCCGAGATGCTGAAGCTGATCGTCGCCTCGGGCGAGCGCGTCGGCGGCACGGCCGAGCTGCAGGTCGCCGAGGGCCGGCAGGATGCGCCGGTCGGCACCACGCTGGCATTGATCGAGCAGGCGATGAAGATCACGGGCACCGTGCACAAGCGGGCCCACATGAGCCAAGCGAAGGAGCTGCGCCTGCTGAAGCGCCTCTTCGCGCGCGATCCCGATGCGATCTGGCCCTACTCGGCGAAGGGCGTGATCGGTGCGGCGACCGGCGCCGACTTCGCGCTGGTCAACATCGTCCCGGTCAGCGACCCGAACGTGCCGAGTCACGTGCAGCGCCTCGTGCGCGCCGATGCGCTGGGCCGGCTGCAGCAGGAATACCCGGACGTGCTCAACCGCCGGGCCACCTGCCGCCGGCGACTGACGACGATGGGCTTCGGCGACGTCGAGGACCTGATGAACCCGGAGCCGGGGCAGGCGATCCCGATGGACCCGGCGAGCGAGAATATCGCCGTCCTCCAGGGCGCGCCGCTCAAGGCCGACATCCTGCAGGACCACCTGTCGCACATCCAGGTGCACATCGCCGTGCTGCTCTCGCCGGCGATGAAGGCGGCGCCGCAGGCCGTGCCCGGGCTCGCCTCGCACGTGGTCGAGCACTACGCGCTGCACTACCGCATGCTGGTCGAGTCGATGATCGAGATGCCGCTGCCGCCG